TCAGAGGCCACACTGGCGTCGGTGAACAGGGCGTCGGGCTCGACCTCGAGCGCGGCGGCCAAGGCCCGGACCGTGCGCCAGGTGGGGTTCTTGACCCGGCCGGTCTCGATGGTGGAAATCACGTCGGCGGGGATGCCCGATTCAGCGGAGAGCCGCCGCTGAGTCCATCCACGCGACTCGCGCAAGTGCTGCAGTGCCATGGACGGAATCCTACGGAATCCTACGGACAAATGTCAACACAATTCCGCACCCAGTCCGTAGGATTCCGTAAGTTGTACACGGGGCGGCACTTAGCCGTTGATCGCGCTATGGGCGTGTGGAAGGATGCCGCGGTGTCGGACTACGGGACGCGGCTGGTCGCGCTGCGGAAGGCGCGACGACTGAGCCGGTACAAGGCCGCCCTGGCCATGGGCATCCACAACGAAACGCTGAAGGATGCCGAGGAAGGGCTGCGCGCGCCGCGGGAGGAAACCCGCCAGATCCTCGGCAATTTCTACGGCGTTGACCCCGACACGCTGACCCCGTTGCAATCCACCTCAGCCATTGATAGCGTGCAGCCTTCGGCACAGGGGGAGGATTACTCTCCCCGGGAGGGCGACGACATGACTGAGGACAAGGCTCGGCGGGCGCAGCAATTGCTGATGGCCCTGCCGCTGGAGATGAGAAGCAGGGCAGTCGCGTTTATCCTCGAACTGAACCACCAGGCGTCGGTGCTCGACATGGCCGACCTGGGAAAAGAGCCCCGCCCCAAGGAGGGGAGCGGGTAGTGGCGTTCACGCGCCGCGGCCTGTCCGTCTGGGATACACACTGAGACCCTCACCAGTCGGCGTCCCTCCCCGCCGACGTGTCGACTGGAGACCGACCCTATGCCCCGCCTGGCGCTGGCGCTGTGCGCCGTCCTCGTGGCCGCCCCGCTGCAGGCGCAAGACGGCCACCCCTTGCCGCCCGATCAGGTCGCCGCGGCGCTCGCCGACACCCGCCACGACGGCGCGTACAAAATGGGCCCGTTCCGGGTGACCACGGCGTACGCCCGGGTGGTCGAGGAGAAGCGGACCGCCGACAAGGCGCTCCGGCCCCTGACCGCCGCGGACCTCGCGCCCGCGCTGCTGGACGACGTGGTGGTGGTGTGGGCCTATCCGAGAGTGCGGCAACCCGGCCCGTACTGGCCAGCCGGGGTCCTGAGCCCGGTGCGCGTCGTGTTGCGGCCCAAGGGCAGCACAGATGCCGCCCGCGCGCTGCAACCGATGGGCACCGAGACCATCCCGCAGTCGTTCGCCAACAACGTCGGCGCGCAGTGGCCCGCGCAGATTCTCGCGGCGCGGTTCCCCCGCTCGGCGATTCCTGCGGGCGCGTGGGAGATCGTCGCGGTCTATGAGTCCGGGAGCACGATCACCGCGGACCTGAAGCTGGCGGGCAAGCGGTGAACCAGTCGCCAAAGTCGCCGCTGCGCATCGTCACGCGCACCGAGCAGCCACGGCCCACCCCGGCCCTGACGGTGACGCAGAACCCCGGCTTAACCATCACCCGCGTCGTGCGCCCGCGCCCGACGCCCGTGCCCCGCCCGAAGGCGTAGCCATGCCCCGCCACCGCGGCGCCCGCACGCGGATCGCGCCCGGCATCTATCGCGACACCGGCGGCGTGTCCGTCATCGCCATCGTGGGCGACCAGCGGGCCGAACGGCGCTATCCGGCAGACACGCCGCTCGCGCAGCTCCAGCAGCACCGCGAGGCGTTGCAGGCCGCGCTGCGGCGCAGCCGGCGCCGCGTCAGCACCGCGCCCCCCGGCACCCTGGCCGCCGATGCCGCGGCCTACCTCGAGGCCGTGCGCGCCATGCCGTCGTATCGCACGCGCGCCTTGTACGTCGATCGCTGGGTGGCCGCGCTCGGCCCGGTGCGGCGTGACCAGCTCACCCCGGCGCAGATCCGCACTCAGCTCCAGGTGTGGGCCACCACCCGCCGGCCTCCCCTGCGGCCCACGCTGCCGGACCGCCCGCCGTTGGCCCCGGAGACGTTGCGGCATCTGCTGAAGGTGCTGCGCCACTGGTACACCGTGCTCGACGGGCGCGGCGCCCGCAACCCCGCGCGCGAGGTCCCGATGCCGCCGGCGCCACAGGCGCAGCCCCGGTACATCCCGCCGCTGGCCATCGCGGCGATCCTGCGGCAGTTCACGCCCCGCTCGAAGACACGCGCGAGGCTCGCGGTCATGGCGAGCACCGCCATGGCGCCCGCCGAGATCATGCGGCTGCGCCCCGAGGATGTGCGGTGGGACGTCGGGCTGGTGGTGGTGTCGGGGCGCCGCAAGGGCGCCGGCACGGCCCCGCGCGCGTTGCCCTTGACGCGCCACAGCCGCCCCGCCTTGCGCGCTCTGGCACGGGTCGATGCGTGGGGCCGGTTCAGCGCGTCGTCGTTGCACACGCGGTTCCGCGCCGCCTGCGAGGCCGCCGGGTACGGGGCGACCGACTGGCGCCCGTACGACCTGCGGCACAGTCTCCTCAGCTACCTCGCCGTCACCAGCCGCGACGAGCGGGCCGTGCAAGCGTGGGCGGGCCACACCTCGCTCGCGACCACGGCGCGGTACACCCTCACGTCCGTCGATGCGCGCGTGCTCGCCGCCGCCGACACGTTCGCCCGGAAGCGCGGGGGCCAACCCTGACCGGCGGTTGGCCCCGTGGGGAGGGACACATTCCCGTGGAGTTTTCTGCTGAGCCGTGGGGCGGGCCGGTTGGCCCCGCCGTCAGGGGCAAGGCCGGAATTGTGCGAAATTCCCGGTGTTTTTCGTGGTGCGCCCGGTGGGACTCGAACCCACGACCAACGGCTTAAAAGGCCGCTCACACCCGCAGAATCATTGGGGATTCATGCGGGGCCAACAGCCCGTCAGCCTTGCAAATCGGGATCGCCGCGTTCGATTTGCAGGGTGCGCTCAGATGCTTGCCGCTGTTCGAGCTGCTTCTGCAGCAGCGCCAGACACCGCCACGCGGCCTTGGCGGTGTGCAGCAGGCCATCGGTGTCCACCTCACCCGCCTTCAGGAGGTGGCGCGCCAACGCGTCCGCGTCGTCGGTGCTCTTGTCGCGGTCCCACTGCAGCGGCTGGCCCGGGTTGTGCTGCTGCGACCCGACCTCGCTGACGTGGGCGACCTCGAGCAGCGCATCCGGGAAGTACCGCAGCACCCCGGAGTACAGCGGGCGGGCCTTGCGCCAGGCCGGGTCATCACGGGTGCTCACGTGTCGTCCTCCTCGTCGTCGGTGTTGACGGCGCGGTGTCGCGCCTTCACCGCCTGGAAGCGGCGGTACCAGTGCATCATCTGGCGACGGGTCAGGCTCGACGTGAGCCGCACGGCTTCGTGCTCTACGCGTCTTTCGGACCAGGACGGGTAGCGCCGATGCAGCAACTCATGGAGCAGCACCTCCACGGTGAACGGCACCGGATCGACAATCACCGCCCCGCTGGCGTGATCGCAGAGCCCGTACACGAACGCGTCCTTGGCCAGAAGCGTGCCTTCATACACGCGGCCACGGTCGAACTCCTCGCGCAGCTCGGCGAGCATGTCTGCCGGGGGGCGCAGCTTGGCCGGCATTTACGTGGTCGTCCGGCCGCGCGCCCACCGCTTGCGCTTCCAGGTCAGGTAGTCCGCGCCTTCGTGCGGGTCCAGGATCGTCGTCACCGCGCGCACGTCCGTGTCCGGGTACGCCGGGTCGAGGATGGTCACGGGACACACGAAGATGTTCTGGTCGCGCAGCCCACGCTCATCGGCATAGCGGTCGTAGGTCTTGTAGCTGGCGACCCGGAGCGCGTGCGAGATCAGGCCACTCACCGGGTCCTTGAGGATCGCGTACCCGCTCGTGTGCTGGTGCCCACAGGTCAGGATGTGATCGCGGTGTCCCATCAGGACCGCCTTGGCGGGTCCGTGCGCGGTGTTGTACATGCTGTGCCCGGGGAATTCGTGCCGGGCCGACACTCGAAACGTCCGCTTGCTCGGGAGGCGCAGCTCCAGGCGCGCCCCGTTGGCCGTGTACGTCTGCCCGGCCTGCTTCGCGATCCACTGGATCGGGTCGCCGGCCCCACTCCAGGCGTCGTGATTGCCGCCGACGAGGTAGAGCCATTCGGTCGCCTGCACCAGCCACTCGACGAGCACCCACGCCTCGCGCGCGGAGAGGGACTGCTCGCCGTACAACCGGGCCAGCCGACCGACCCAGTTGTTGCTGTAGTCGCCCACGCAGGCCGCGAACAGGCCCTCGGTGCGGTTGCACAGTTCAACATGGGCTTGCAGCTTGGCGATGTCGCACCCGTCGTCATCGACGTGGGGGTCCCCGAAGTGCGCAATGCCGATCGGGCCCTCCACCTTCACGTCCACGGGGACGAGCTTGCGGGCTTCCTTGGCGGCCCGCTTGCGCGTGAACTGCGTCGTGCGGCGCTTGAGGATCTCACTGGCCGTCGGGAGTTCATCGGGCAGCACGGGCACGTCAAAGTCCGACGCACGCGGCACGGGCGCGGCTCGGACGGCTTTGGCGCGTTGCCAGCGGTTCGAGAGCGTGCCGTAGGGAATGCCGGTGACGCGGGCGGCTTCCGAGAGCGTGCCGTGCTGCTCGATGAGGGCCAGCGTGTCCGCCATCTGGGCGTCGGTCATCGGTCTGGTGGGCATGCGTCTCCTTCCTCAGCGGTCGACGACGGCGCGTCAGGTCGGCTGGATCACAATGCCGACGGTCGCGTCGAGCGTCTGCCCGTCGGACGTGGTGACGCGGCAGGTCAGCGCGTACGTGGTGCCGAGCACCCCGCCCGCCACCAGTGTGGAGGCTTGCGTCGTCGTGTTCAGCGCGCCCGACAGCGTGAGCCCGGCCGGCGTGGCCGACCAGGCGACCGTGCTGATGGTCGCGGCATCGGCCGCGAGCCGCTGGCCCCAGTTGACGCCGAAGCGTTCGGTCGTGTCGGGGTCCTTCACATACGTGGTCGTCACAGTCATCACGGGGTCAGTCCTTTCGCAGCGCGGGCCACCTGGGCGTCGGGCACCACGGGCGCCGGCGTCCACGCCGGCCGAGGCGTCGAGGGCGCCGCCACGGGCGGCACGAGGAACGGCACCCGGCGCGCGACCTGCAGCGTCCGTCGCGGCGGCGCGGCGATGGCGTCCGGGTTGGTGTAGAGCGGGACGGCGAGCAGGTCGGCCAGCACCGTGGCTTGCGCCTCGAGCGTGCCCGCGAACCGGATCGCCGTGGTCAAGGCGCCGGTGACCGTCGCGGTCGCCGACACACTGGCCGTCAGCCCACTGCCTGTCAGGAGGTCGGCCGTCACGCTGGCCGACGCCGTGACCGAGGCCGCCGCGGTGATCGCGGTGGTCAGGTCGGCCGTGACCGTCGTGGTCGCCGCCACCGACGCGGCAGCCTGGATCGCGGTGGTGAGCGCCGCCGTCGTGGTGGCCGTGGCACTGACTGCCGCCGCCGCCGTGATTGCCGTGCTCAGGTCGCCGGTGACGGTGGCGGTCCCGGTCACGCTCGCCGCCAGGCCCGAGCCCGCGGTCAGGTCGGCGGTGACCGTGGCCGTGGCGGTGACGCTGGCCGCCGCTGTGATCGCCGTCGTCAGGGCCGCAGTGGTGGTGACGGTGGCGCTGAGGCTGCCGGCCGCTTCGATCGCCGTGGTCAGCGCGGCCGAGACGGTCGCCGTGCCGGTCACGCTGGCGGCCAACTCGCTCGAAGCGGGCGCCGGCGGATGCGTCCACGAAACCTCGGTGACCTCGAAGGGCTGGCCGTCCTTGACCAGCTCGATCGTGGGCGGCCAGCTCGTGATGGCGGCCCGCTCCCCGGTGGTCAGGGTGAACGAGACCGTCGTCAGCGTCGACGGGCCGTACACCTCCTCGCGGATCACCGTTGCGCCGTCCTTGACGCGGACGGTCAACGTGCCGGAGGCACCGAGGAGCGAGGAGGCCCAGAGCAGCATGGCGCGTTAGGCGTGGACGGAGAAGCCGGTCACATCGTCGAGGCTGACCGCGCCGGTGCCATCGGTCAGCGAGGCCGTCGAGCAGACGGCACAGGTGATCGCCGTGCCGAAGGCCATGCCGCCCGGGAACTGGATGTAGACCGGCTGGTTCTGCGGCAGCGGGACGCGCATGGCCGCCGTGGAGGAGGCCAGCGTGGGCGACACGATGTTGTAGACCTTGAGCCAGCGGATCGTCGCGTTGGTGTTGACGAGATACAACCCCAGCAATCTCCCGGCTGAGCCCTTGATCGTCTGAACCGCTGGCGTGGCGGGGCAGTTGATCGAGGTCACCGTGCCCGCGCCGGTGGCGTTGGCGCGGTACTGCACGCCGACGTCGCCGATCAAGTTGGTGCCCGCCGCGAGGCTGCCCGTGCCGATGTTGCTGGTGACGGTGCCCGACACCGGCTGCGTCGTGATGATCGGGACCAGGGGCGTCTGGAAACCCGCGACCGTGATCGTCGTCGTGCCGCCCGACGCGCCCGTGGTCAGGCGCAGCCGGAAGAACCGGCCCATGACGTTCACCACGCGCAGCACCGCAGCGTTGAAGGTGGTCGACGTCGCGCCCACTTCCGACAGCATCGTCGCGCCGACCCAGGTGGTCCCGTCGTTGCTGAACGCGGGCGTGACGACGCCCGAGGTGCCCATCGACGTGCAGTGGATTGAGAAGCTGCGGATCTGGCTGCAGTCGATGATCAGCAGGTCGGTGTTGATCGTGATCGTGCCCGCCTGCGAGTAGGCGAACGTCTGCACCGGCGTGGCCGCCGCCACGATCCGCTCGGTGTCGGACGTCACGCCCACCTCGAGCTTGTTGTGATTCTTGCCGGTCATGTAGTCGGCAATCACCGTCGTCGAGCTCGCGGCGCTGGTGGCGTTGCGGACTTCCAAGTGATGCCGCATCAGATCGTGCTGGGCCGGCAGGACCCGCACGTGCTCGGCGACGAACACCGCATCGACGTAGAAGCGCACCGACTCCGTCAGCAGCTCCACGCGGTAGTCCCGCATCGTCGCCGTCGTCGCGCCGTTCGGCAGCGTAACCGTCGTCTGCTCGGTCTCACTGGCCGACGGCGCCCCGGTGGGGTTGCGGCCCGTCTCGCAGATCACGGTGGTGTTCGTGGTGCCGCTCAGGCTGAACCGCGCGAACCACCGCGGCGTGGCGGCGTCCTCCTCCAGGCCGATATGCGTTTCCTGGTTGGCGATGCGCTGGGACACCGACACGCGGGCCCGGGCCACGATCGGCGCGTAGTCCAGTTGCCGCGCCACGCCCGTCACGGCGTTGTTGGTGGTGCCGCTGGTCAGCGTGAGCTGGCCCGAGCCCACCGCGATCGAGCCGCCCGACCCGGTGAAGGGCTGGACGATGGCGCGCGAGGCGTTGCCGCTGGAGCCGCCGACGTAGCTGCTCACCAGCGTGAGCTGGGTATCGCTGTCGACGCTCTCGATCTGGCGCCACGCCGTCTCGGCGTCGGCGTCGAGCTTGAAGTAGTCATTCAGGTGCACGTCGGCCGCGAGGAACCCGGTGCCGGTCACCGTCGCGCCCGAGATCGTGACGCTGCCGAGGGTGACCGCCAGCCCCGTGTTGGCGAAGTTGCACCGGAAGGTTCCCTCGTCGGTGAGGACGGTCGCGCGCGTCACCACGGCGCCCGCCTCATCGACGGCGGCCTGGCGCTGGCCCGTGCTCGACGCGCCCGAGTAGTGGGGCGCGAAGTCGAGCGGGATCGCCTGCAGCAGCACGGGCAGGGCATTGGTCGCCGAGGCGTCGGTTGCCGAGCCATCGGCCCCGTGCGTGACCTTGACCCGCTGGTACTTGACGCCGCCGATGTCGTCGGTCGCGATGACGTCGCCGCCGCTGCCCGCGTTGAGGGTCGTATTGTCAGCCATGTGTGCTTAACTCCGGTACCGCAGAAACACCGTGATCGGGCCCGCCTCGGGCGTGCCCATCGCCGGGAAGCCGAGGAGACACGTGTCCGTGGGCGCCCCGGCCGACGACTGGATGTACGTCGTGTCGCTGCTGTCGTTGGTGGCCGCGTGCAGCGTGGCCGCCCCGACCGCCGTCCAGGAGCCCGCCACGCTCGTCGAGGACGGCCGCGCCACCTTGAGCGCCTGCAGGTCGGCCGTGACGGTCGCCAGCGCCGATAACGCCCCAGCCGCCGTGATGCTGGTGGTCAGGGCGCCCGTGACGCTGCCCGTCGCCGACACACTGGCCGCGAGGGTGGAGCTCGCCGCGACCGGGAACGCCGCCATGCAGCCGACCACTTGCCGGGCGGTACTGCTCGACCACTCGCCGCGATCATCGGTGACGGCCGACGCGGCGTCGTAGTGCTGGAAAAACGCCTGCGCCGTCGCGCCGTTGGGCGTGATCTTCGTGTAGTTGGTGCCGGCCGTGGTCGTCGAGCCGGTGGCATTGAGCACCGCCGACACGATGATGGCGGCCCCGGTGGTGGTATCGATCGACCCGACGGCCGCCGAAAAATGCCCAGTCGCGTTGGAGCCCGTGTCGAACGTCCCGGTAATCGGGGACGCGCCGGTGTCCAGACCTGACCACTCCTGCGCGGAGATCTCGAAATTGATGACCGTGCTGCTGACCGTCGCCGTCAGGGTGTGGTTGCCCGCGCTGGCGTTGTGCAGGTAGAAGACGTGCGCTCCCCGCCCCACGTTGTGACTCACCGCCGCGGTCAGCGAGCCGTCAAGGTTGCTGCTGACCGTGTAGGTGCGCGTGGCCGATGTCGTCTGCGCGATCGTGACGACGAGCGTATTGCCCGCCGCCACGCTGGTCAGTGTGGCGGCCGACGCCGACGGACTGGCGCCATCACTGCTCGCGACAACGCTCTGGACGAGGGCCACGGTGACTCGTTGTCCTTGCGGACCTAGACACCCGTCGCCTGGACGCCCGCGATCACGCCGAGGCTGACCATGCCCGTTTCGAGCGTATCCTGCGCGCTGCTGATGTAGCCCGCGACCTCCGACTGCGCGTTCGTGTCGAGGCTCACGCGCCGGTAGACGCCGAGCTGCTCAACCTCGATTTCCAGAATGGCCCCGGCAATCTTGAACCTCCCCATGATCGGGTTCATGGTCGGGTCGGCCGACGAGGTGATCTTGACCAGCCCGTTGATGGTACCTGCGGGCGGGTCATAGACGATCTGCGACAGCACGAAGCGGTCGTACTCGGTGGTGGACGCCCCGCCGAGAACGGTGCGAACTTGGGGCGGCGTGGTCAGCGTGATCATGGCGGGCTTCCTTACGCGAACGTGATGACCAGCGAGCCCGTGGGGAACGTGGGAGCCGGGTCGCCGTTGTTGATCGTCTTGCTCGCCGTGAGCGCGCCGTGAAACAGCAGATTGCCGCTGCTGCTCGCATCGAACACGCCGAAGTGCGTCACGACGCCCCAGTTGGCCGTCGGCGACGGGAAGGTGATGGTGCTCGCGTTGGACGTCGCGCCGCCCGTGCCCGCGCTGGCGCCCGTGCCGGAGTCTTGCGTGTTCTTCCAGTTGGTCGCGGAGGCGTCGAGCTGCGCCCGCGTGTAGCTGCCGCCGGTGACCTCGGTGCCGCCGCCGCTGTCGGAAGGCGCCGCCGTGTAGAGCGCCACCCAGCGCGCCGTGCCGGGCGTGAAGGACTGCGCCCGCAGCAGGAAGTCGACCAGGTTGTTTTCGAGGTAATTGGACAGCGCGGCCATGGAACACTCCTCACGACAGAGACGCGGACCACCGGATCGCCTGCGCCCAGCCTGCGACCTGATGGCACCGGGAGCGCCTGGGGGGAGTCAGGCGGCCCGCACCCGGTGAGTGGCCCAATCCGAGCCGCGCGTCTCCCCATCGTGCGCGGACGTGTCCGGCGGTCACATGGCCGCCTTCGTTCAGAACGTGATCCCGACTCCCGCCGACAAGCGCCGCCCCGTGCCGTCGTAGCGGTGTTCCCACGCCACGACGCCGTAGGCGTTGCGCGCCTGCACCGTCACCACCACGCGGGCCTCCTGCGCCGTCACCGAGGCCGCCAGATGCACGCCGGGCGGCAAGTCCTTCGGCACATCGATCGCGGCCTGCCGCAGCGCGGCCGACAGGCTCATGGCCTGCGTCGGCGGCGAAGCCACGATGGGCACGTGCGGCGTGTCAGCCACGACGCGCCCACGCCCGCGCATCCGTCTCGACGAGGGCCGGGTCCGTCCCGGGCGCCGCCTCGATGCCGAGCAGCAGCAACGCCCGCTGATACAGCACGCGCCGATGAATGCGGACGAACGCCCAGACCTGGCTGACCACGATCAGCGCCAGCCCGGCGGCGACCTCCCGCATCAGGCCGTCGTCGACGAGCCCACGCGACACCAGCCAGCCGCCGGCGACCAGCAACATCGACCGCAGCACCGACACCAGAAACGCCTGATAGACGCTCTCCATGTGGCTACCTCCAGCGCGGGAACCGGCATGCCGTGCCGCCGCCGCCCGCCTGCGCCAGTGCGTCGATGCGCTGCTTGAGATCGTCCAGGTGCTCGACGTTCTGTGCCGCAAACAGCGCATGCATGTCAGCCGACAGCGCCGCCACCTGCGCCGACAGGTCGGCCACCTGCTGCACCAGCGCCGCATGGTGCTGCGTGACCAGCGCCGTGAGCGGGCCGAAGTCGCAGGCCGCGAACCGGCAGGCATGCACATCCACCGGAGGCGTCACCACGGGCGCATCGCCGCCAGGATCGGCCGGGGCCACCCAGGGCCGACGCGGGTCCGTCATAGGGCCGATGGCGTCCGTCTGGATGGGTCGCAGCGGCTGCCCCACGCCTGCGCCGGCCAGCACATCCCAGTGCAGGTTGGTCGGCTGGTGGTGCAGCACATCCTCGGCAATCAGGCCCACAGGCGACGGCACGCAGGTACCGAAGTCCTTGCGCGACACGCCCCAGCCCTCGCCGCGGTGCGCCCACGCCACCCGGTTCAGCACTGCGCCCAAGTCGGCCGCCGACTGCACGGCGGCATACGGGTACGCCGCACAGACCGCCTGCAGCGTGGCGAACACGTCATCCGGTAACCGCCTCATGCTCGTCGTCTCCTCTATCGCGCATTTCAAACGTCATGGCTGAAGCTCGAAGCGTCGGAATCCCTTCATGCCACCAACCGATAGAACCGATGGGCGCCCACCACCGCGGACGGCGTGCGTCCCTGCGCCCAGAGCGGGACGCGCCCCGGGGGCACCATCGCCGCGGGCGCGTAGTAGTGATCCCCGCCCAGCGTCGGGTCGTGCCCGAGGCCCGCCATCACGTCGTCGGCGACCTGCAGCGCCCGCGCCAGCGCCGAGCCGGGCCGCGGCGCCGGGCCGTCGAGGAGTTGCCGCGCCGCCGTCATCACCGCCGCGAAGTTGTCGGCCCCACCCCACGAGTACCAGCACGAGAATTGCGCAGGCCGGAGACAGACGTCTTTCCACGTCGCGCCGAACCGCGCCGGCCGCTGCAGCCGGTTGCGAATGACCCACGCCACCGCGTGCTGCCCGATCAGGGGTTCACGCCGCGCCTCGCCGAACACCGTGGCCGCCACGGCGAGCCGGTCGGTCAGCTCGCGCTTGATCTGCGCGGTGGTCACCGCTGCTCCAGCCGGGCGACCGCGTTGCTGATCGTGTGGAGCTGCAAGTTGATCGAGTGCAGCGTGGCCGACATGACGTCCTTGCGCTCGTAGGTGCTGGCGATGACCTGCATGTCGTGGAGCTGCTGCCGCTTGATCTCCGCGAGGTCGGTTTCGATCTGCGTGAGCCGGTGCAGTTGCCAGCCCACCGACAGCGCGAGCGACAGCACCGTCACCACGTTGCCGAGCGTGAATTGCTCGGTCAGCCAGTGCGCCTCATGCATCGCCCTGCCCCGCCGGCGTGACCGGGATGACGGTCTGCTGGGCGTCGTCGAGGCGATACTCGTCGTGCGGGTTGAGCCCGGCCTGCCGCATCGCCTCGGCCAGCACGGCCTGTGCCGGGGCGATGACCTGGCGGGCGCGTTCCTGCGCGAGTTCGACCTGGAGCAGGGCGGCCTTGATCCGCCAGTACGCCTCGGGGGTCACAGCTTGATCACCTGTTCGATGATGGCGACGTAGTTGGCCGAGGTCGCCGACTGGTTCGTGAGCAACCGCTCGACCTGGATCGCGAGGTTGACCGTGTTCCCGTAGTTGGCGGGGCTGTAGTTCAGGCCGCGGATGTGCCCGGCGCTGTCGGTCTGCACGTACGCCGGGAGGGGCTCGGTGCCGGCATCGCTGAAGTCGTTCTGGAGGTGGTACTCGGTCAGCTCGCGCCCGACGCGGCGCACGTCGCGCAGGAGTTGCGCGTACTGCTGCGCCATGCGGGCCGCAGGCTCGAAGCGGTCGAAGGTCTTGGCCATGTCAGCGCGTCTCCACGGCCTCGAGACGGGCCGCCAATTCCTGCACCGCCGCCACCAGCGGCGCGATGAGTTCGGTGTAGCGCAGGCCGTACCGGTTGGCCTCGGTGCCCTCGCCCGTGACCAGCCCGAAGCCCGAGATGTCCGGCGCGGCGGTCAGGACCTCTTGCGCGATGAATCCGGCATGCAGGCGCCCGGTGCCCTTGCGACCCTCACGGTTCCAGCGGTACTGGACAGGCCGCAGGCCCCGCAGGAACGCCAGGCCCAGCGGCAGCGCGGCAATGTCCTTCTTCAGGTTCCGGTCGGAGGTCTGGATGGTCGCGTTGGTCGCGTACACGTCATCCCAGCGATCCGACACGCCGCCGAGGTCGTACAGGTCGTCGCTGTTCGGCAGCACGCCGGCCGCATTGGCGGCGCCGGTCACCGAGAGGCCGCTCGACACCGTCAACGAGCCGGTGATGCTCGTGCCCGTGCCGACCGAGATCCGCTGCGTGCCGCCGGTGCTGATGAGCAGCGCGTCCGCGCCGTCGAAGTAGATGCCCGTGTTGGTGTCGCTGCCCGCCGTCAGGGACGGATTGGCCGCCGACCCGTTCGCCATGAACAGGCGATTCCACGCCAGCGAGGCCGAGCCCAGACTCGACACGCCCGTCGTCGCCGGCAGGATGTCGCCGTTGTCCTGGAAGAAGATCTGGTCGGTGACCGTGCCCGCGTTGTTGCGCGCGATCGCGAACCGGTAGCCGGTGCCGTCCCCGTTGATGCAGAGCTGCCCGCTGGGATTGCCGCCCGTCGTGCGGAGCTGCCAGTTCACAATGTTGGACTCGGTCGCGTTGCTGCCGAAGATCCAATGCCCTGCACTGTTGACGGTCGTTCGGAGCGTGTTGGCCGACAGGAACCACAGCGCCCCCGAGGCGTTGGAGGCGGCGATCACCAGCCCGCCCGTGCCCGTGGCCTCCAGCGTGCAGCCCGACGCGCGGTACAGCGTGCCCGTGGTGAACGTGCTGCTGTGGCCGCGGAACGTGCCGAGGTTTGACGCGGTATCGTTGCCGACCACGAGGCCCGCGTAATTGCCGGTGCCGGCCGACGTGTTGCGCGAGATCAGCGCATTGGCGCCCGTCCCCGCCGCACTGAACAGGTGATTGCCGAAGCCCTCGGCCGTGATCGTGCTGCCGAACGTGATCGCACTGGCGATCAGCGTGTCGATCCGGTCGTAGATGTCGGCTTGGAGCCGGGCGTTGTTGATCAACGTCCCGCTGACGCCATCGGTCCACGTGGCGCGACTGATCGTGCTGGCGGGCATGCTAGCCGTCTCCCCGGAGAATCTGCGTCAGCGTGATCTGCGTGGGCCGCGTCTCGACCCGCCGCACCAGGACCGCGCTCGACGCCGTGACCGCGCCGTACTTCTCGATGCGGACCCGCTGCAGGCGGGAGGTCTGCTGGATGACCGCCGGCCGGGTGATGCTCACCGCCACCGTGCGCCCCGGCACCACGCCCACATCCTCGGCCTGCTCGTACCCCAGCCCGCGCACCACGTCGTCCCAGAAGGTCAACTCCGCGTTGGCCCGGTAGGCCGCGCTCACCGCGTTGATCCGGCCGTCCTTGACGACGTGCACCGCCAGCGAGGTCCCGATCAGGCTGAACAGCGCCGTCTGGGCCGCCGTGTCGTCGGCCTGCTCGCGTACGTAGACAGTCTCCCCTTGGGGGATGTCCTCCGTAATACCGGCACACCCGGTCAGCACACCCGGCCCCGAGGCCGGCGAACAGCCCGTGTAGCTGAAGACGATCTGCGCCGCCCGTGCCCCGCCGCCGGTCGGGTCGTACCAGCCGGTTTCATCCACCGGCACCACCGTCGCGCCCGCTCCCGTGACCGAGGACGTGCCCGCGCCGCCGCCTTCACACAGCACGCGCGTCCGAATGTTGGTGAGGTCGAGATCGATGACCGGGTTGCGATGCGTCGAGGCGTCGGTGACCGCCAGCGGCGCCGTGTACAGGTGCGGCGGGTCCTCGCTGGCCCGCCACATGGACACCACCTTGGTCGGCGAGATCCCCCAGTACGCGCCACCGTCGACCTGCGCCGCCAGGCGGTCGAGGACGCGGCTCACACGCTCATCGGTGCACTGCAGCTCGCCGACGTCGCCCAAGGTCGACGGCAGATAGCCCGCACTGAACCCGGCCGGCAGGATGGCCCGCACCGCCATGTTCACGCCGACGTTCTGGAAGCGCCGCGTGACCCGGGCGCCCTGATCCATCAGCCACCGATAGTCGGTCGCCGTGAAGGTCGTCGTGACACGCTCGGAGAACCGCGTGGCTTGCGGCTCGAGCTGGATGGCCGACCCGCCAAACAGCGGCACGCCCACCGACACCCCGCCGCGCCAGACCTCCACCGCCTGCCCGGGCCCGATCGAGGAGGACAGGTAGCGCCCGCTCGCCGTGGACGGGCCTTCGAGGTTCAGCGCGATTGCCAAGTCCTCGATCTGCGTGGTGACGGTGGTGCCGCCGATCGTGATCGTCAGCGGCTCCAGCGTGCTATCGCCGCTGGTTGTATCCCCTGACCGCGCGACCCCGGAGCGGGCTGCGGCGGGCATTACTGGATCACCGCCGCGAACTTCCGTTCACGCGAGAGCTGCCGCACGATGGCCGCGCCGACCTGCTCGGCGATGACCTCGGCCTGGCGCCGGTCGTTGAGGAGCGCGCCCTGCAGGTTGACCGCCACCGAGACCGGCGATCCGCCGCCGCCCGTCATGCCCGCGTTGAGCGCCCCCAGCATGGCCATCCCGCGCCGCGAGAGCACGCCTTCGCCAGGCGTGAGCATCGCCGGGACCGTGTCGGTCCCCCGCGGCACCCACCCACCCGCCGCGTACACCACGCCGCCGTGGGCGTAGCCGTTGCGCGTGCCGTCCCAGATCGACCCGTCGCCGCCGCCCGAGACTTCCACCTCGACGCGCGGCTTGACGACCTTGGTGCCGACCGTGTCGAGCGCGTTGGTGAGCGGCCCCTTCAGCAGGTCGACGAGCTCCTGAATGCTGTCGGCGACCCGCTGGAACGTCGTCTGCATCGACTCGCCGAACCGAAGGTTCGTGATGTCGGTGAGGGCCTGTCCTTGCGCATCGACGAGCAGACCCGCCCGCTGCAACTCCTCGATCCAGGGCCGCATGTTCTCGGGCAGCTCGGTCCCGAACTTCATCGCGTTCTGGACGACCGTGCTGATCTCCTCCTTCATGCCGTAGAGGATCGTGCCCATGGTCGCCCCGCCCCGCAGCAGGAGATCCATGTCGTCGACCATCTGCTGCGCCGTCTTGGAAATCTGGTGCTGCTGGAACTGCTGGCCGAGCGCATCGACCGCGATGCCGTACCGCTGCGCCGCCTCCTCGAACTTCTCCCAGTCCACCTCGGACGCCTGCGTCAGGCTGGCGATCAGGCGGGCGTTCTCCTCGGTCATGTCGCCGAGCTGCACCGCGGCATTCAGGGAATCGAGGAGCGCCTGCGGGAGCCGGATGCCGAGCGCGTCGGCCTGCGTGAGCAGGTCGCCCATCTGCTCGTTGACGCCGGCGAGGATGGCGCGGTAGTCCGACACCACGCCATTGATCCGGGCCATCGCCTCGCGGGCCTGGTCCGGGTTGCGCGTGTCGAACAGCTTGGCCACGTCGCCCTCAGCTTGCGCCGCGGTGAGGCCCATGCGCTCGTACGCATCGCGCACCACGATCAGCGTGGCCGCCCACTTCTCGCCGCCCGCCTCGTTGACCTGTTGCGCGGTCATCGTCTTCCACAGACCTTCCTGGAAGGCGTCGACTTCCACGCGGGCCTGTTTCACTTCCTTCGACACACTGGCGAAGTGCTTGACCAGCATGTACACGCCGACCGCCGCCGCGCCGATGCCCATGGTCGCCGCGCCGAGGGCGACCGTCGACCCGATGGTGCCGGCCAGCATCACGCCGCTGATGGCCGCCGCGCCGCTGCCGACGAGCGAGGCGTACGGATCGCCTCCCGTCAGGGCGCCCATGGCCGCCGAGCCCGCCATGCCGATGCCCGTGGCGGCGGCCTGCCCCGTTCGGCTGTCCCAGAAGCCCGGCCCGTTCGGTACCGCGCCCATCGGCGTCGTCCCACGCACCGCCCCGGGCAGGCCCATCGTGGTCGGGATCGGGTTGGCGCCGTTCGGGATCAGGCTGGTGCCCGGCACGTTGCCGTACCCGGGGTTGATGCCGTAGATGCCGAACTGGTCGAAATTGCGCTGGGCCTCGGCCGCCAGGCGTTGCGCCTCGGCCATCTGGAGCAGCGCGAACGCCGTGCGCGTGATCTCGTCGCGGTAGTCCTGCATGCCGCCCAGCGCGAACTGCTGCGCCTCGGTCAGCTTGACCACCGCCGCCTCCTGCACACGGACGGCCTGCGTCATCCGCGCCTTGGTCTCGCCGAGGCGGCCCGTGGCCGTGTCGACCTCCTTGGTCACCGCGAGCAGCGTGTCCAGGTCGGCCGCCTGATAGCCGCCGCTGGGGCTCCCGAAGCCGCGCGTGACGTCGCCGCCATCGGTCGGCATCGGCGTTCGCCCACGCTGCCAGTCGACCCAGTTCTTCTGGGTCTCGGCCTCCTCGAGGAACTTCACCGCCCAGCCGGGGATGTTCGTCATGCTGGTGAGCGCGCTCGTCCACCGGGACGTCCACGCGGGCAGTTGCCCAGCGAGCTCCGACATCGACCCGCCGATCCGCACGACGATCGCCAGCAGCCCCGCCGCCCGGCCCTGCATGGTGGCGTACGCCTTGCCCCACGCATCGCCGAGGTCGTCGAGGTCACGCACGGTTTGCTCCGACATCACCGCCCCGAGGCGCTGCGCTTCGTCTCCGGCCTCGGCGAACCCGTCCTTGATGGCGGGCAGGATCTCCTTGCCGCCCTTGCCGAAGATCCGCATCGTGACCTCGGCCTGCTCCATCGGGTTCTTCATGCTCCGAATGGCTTCGGTGATGCGCAGGAACGCCTGCTCGGGCTCCAGGCGCAACAGCTCACGTTGTGACAGCCCGAGCTTGTTCAACGCCTCGACGGCGCCGCCGCCCGACACCAGGTTGCGAGACATGGCGCTGATGGCATTGGCGACCGCGTCGATGCTGCTGCCCGACAGGTTGGCGGCGTAGCCGAATTTCTGGATCGCGGTAGTGGAGAGGCCCGTCTTGGCCGACAGGTCGTTGATGTGCCCGGCCGTGTTGACGACCTGCGTGCCGAACGAGATCAGGCGCTCGACCGCGAACACCGCCACGATGCGCTGCCCCAGCGAGGTCAGCGCCGAGGACATCGTGCTCGCTTCGGCCTTGGTGGTGTCGCCGAGCTTCTTGGTTTCCTTCTCGAGCGTGCTGGTCCCGCGCTCGATGCGCCGCAGCGCCTCCTCGGACAGCTTCGCGTAGGCCGCCCGGTCCTTCGCGATCTCCTCCTCGGTCATCCCGAGCTTCTTGAGGGTGCTGTCGACGTCCTTGGTGACCTGATCCAACGACCGCAGGGACGCCGTGCCCTGCGAGGTGTCGACGGTGACCTGGTACTGCAGCAGTTCGCGCGCCATCCGGGCTTACTCCCTCTTCTGCGGCGGCGGCTGGAGGATGTCGTAGATGATCGACAGCCGATCCACGCACGCCAGCGCCTCGGCGGGCGTCAGGTCGGCCAACGCCAGCGACAGCACGTACCCGCCCGCCTGCAGATCCACGACGATCCGGTGGGCGACCTGCAGCCACACCTCCCACGCGAACCGGTTAGCGTCGTCGAGCGCCACGAGCGCGGCCTTGATGCCGCACCCGTCACAGTCGTACTGCTCGAGCTCCGTCTCGATGTCGGCCTCGTCCCGGAACAGGCAGCACGGCGTCCGTGCCGGCCCGTCGTCGACCCAGAACTGGCAGAAGCTACGGAGCTGCGCGAAAGGAGGCGGCCGACGCCTCCACCCGCTGGTTCTTGGTCGCCAGGTCGACGAGCGCGCCCCGCACGTACGGGTCGAGCCCGAGCTTGGCGTCCGGCGTGCACGGCACCGGCACGAGCCCGCCGTCCTCGTCGCGCGCCACGATGCCGGTCCAGTCCTGGATCACCCAGTCGATGATCGCGGCCGACAGGCCCCGGTCGTCGACGTCCTCGACCATCTGCCCGCCCTTGGGCCGGCGCGTCGTGTGCGCCTTGCGCAGCGACTGGAAGTGGCGCTCGGGCAACAGGCGGATGGTGTAGCTCACCTCCGGGTCGGGATCGGCCAGCGTGGGCAGATCCAGCTCCCGAACGGTGACGGTCTGTGGCGCGTCCTGCGCCGTCAAGAGTCGAGCCATAGGTACGGGGCCCCTCCCCCGTCCAGCCGCCTTAGAAGGCGGCCAGTGAGTTCGCCATCGTGCGCGTGATGCGGAACGGGCGCGTGACGCCCGCCATGCCGGTCGGCGCCGCCGCCACTTCCTTCGCCATGAAGGTCACGGTCGGCTTGACCTGCTGCGCCCCGGCCAGGTTGAGCGTGATCTCCTGCGGCTCGAGGTACGGCCACTGGATCAGCTTCGTGTAGCTGGTCGCGCTGTTGATCAGCGCGCCCGTGTACAGCACGTCGCCCTTCCAGGCGCCGCCAGCCTGGAGCAGCGTGTACATGCTGTTGGCCGACACCGTCGTCATGCGCGGGAACGTCACCGCCACACGGACGGTCGGGAACCCGTTGTCGGCCGGCTCGGCGATGAAGTCCTGGCCGTACACGTACGGCGCATCGTTCACGCGCGTGAACTCGAAGGACAGATCCTCGATCTGCACCGCGTCGGCCGCCACCAGCGAGCCGCCCGCCTGCGCGTTCAGCCGGAAGACGCCGTTCTTGCGGAACACCTTCGTGCCGAAGCCGGGGACCGACATCGACGCGAGGGTGCTGTTGAAGTTGATCGAGGACGTGATGGTCGGCTTGGAGCCGAGCAGCCGGAACGACTGCGTGATCACGCCCGCGCCGCCGACGGCCTCGCTGAAGCCGTACACCCGGGCGCTGGTGAGCTCCTGAATGAACGGGTTGAAGCCCGCGCCGCCGTACTCGACCGCGAACGTGATGCCACGGCCCGAGACCGAGGGCGCCAGGTCGATGATGTGCTGGTAGGCGTTGCCGCCGGTGGACGAGACCACCGTGGGGGCCACCGGCGAGCCCATCGCGCAGGCTTCGAGGACGTAGTTGAAGTCCTCGTACCGGGCGTCGGTCTGCAGCGTCAGGTCGGGCGCGGTGATGTCGCCCACGCTGGCGTTGCGGAAGAAGCCCTGGTTGAAGGTTTCGTTCTCGGAGAACTGCGGCTGCAGCGTGAGCCCGGCGTCCGAGGTGACGTGCAGGGCGCGGGTGACCGAGGCGGCCACGCCCCACGAGTTGGCGCCGTACACGGCAAATCCCGCGCGGCTGTTGCGACCAGTGACAGACATGAGGGGCTCCTGTTACAAACGGGCCGCATACGACAGCGGCAACACGAGACGCGCCGTGGCATAGGTCTGCCCCGGGTCGCGTCCGACTTCATACGTCCGGCCTTCGTCGAGCAGGTCGAAGTCCCGCACCTGGCCCTCGCGCGCGACAGCCGCCACGAGCGAACTGGCCAACGTGACCAATCCGTCCATCGCCGCCGTCATGTCTCCCCCATGTGACCGTGCCACAGTCAGCTCGAACGTGTCGTACCGCGTCTCACTGAAGTCGAACGCGCCGACCGTGCGATAGGACAGCGGCACCAGCCGGTACGCGCCCGAAATCGTGTCCTGCGGCGACAACTCGAACCCGTACGGCGAGGCCGCCGGCGTCAGGTAGAACGGATCGGCCTCGACGACGGCGCGGACGAACCCGACGATCGACGAGGCGACGTGCTCGGCCATCAGCCCCGCTCCAGCGTCCAGGCGGTCGCGCCGCCCGCTTCCTCGGTGGTCTGGGCCGCCTCGTCGACGTCGATCACGTCGTCCTCGGTGACCGTGTCGAACTCGCCACCACCGGCCTGCAGGGCCCGCTGTAGCGCGACCTCCGCGGCATCGGCGTAGAACTCCGCCTTGTCGCGCCACGGGCCGTCCTGCGAGGTCGGCGCGGCGCGGAAGATCCACTCCAGCGTCTTGTACGTGACCGGCGCCCCGAACACCGACCGCCGGATCACCGAGAGCTGGCCCGCCCGCGCACCGCTGGTGACCGCCGCCGACACCCGCAGGCGCACCCAGTAGCGCGGGCCGGCGTTGTTCACGCTCCGCACTACCCACCCGGCGGGCGGGCGCCACGTGATGGCCCCGCCGCGGCTGAAGGACTGCTCCGCCGTGGCCTGCGTCCCGTCAGTCACCGCGATCGGCGTCCACGCGTCCTGCCACACGTCGATGGTCAGCGCGGAGGCCGCCGAGGACGGCAGATCCGCCACCCGCAGCGACAGGCCCCGGAACATGCTGGCGCTGCCGATGAACAGGGCGTCGGTGGTGTTGGTGAGCCACGAGCCGATCGCCACGTCGTCGGTGGTCTGCGAGATGGCCGCCTCGGTGCAGTCGGTGAAGGTGCTGGACTGGAACGACCAGACCTGCGCCGGCTGGACGCGCGTCCGCAGGCGTTCCGGGTCGAGCCCGCGCGTCTGCAGGGACGGCCAGAGCCAGTCCTCCAGCGCCTTGGCGCGCTTGTCGATCCACTCGACGCGGCCGAACTGCGTCAGGATGGTCGGCTCGTACGCGAGCAGGTCGGCGTCGGTCAGCAGGTCGTTCGGGTGCCAGCTCATGCCGCAGGCGCCTCCTCACGGGGGAACGGGTCGGTGTGAATCGGCGTCGGCGCCACCGCCTGCGCCAGCGGCTGCACCGAGGCGTCGAGCATCCGGTGCACGTCGTCGAGCGAGCGCGTCCAGAACGGCGTGGCCTTGGCCCGCCGGCCCCGCATCCCGCCCTGCGTGGCCGCGAACGCGAAGTCGACCTCCCACGCTTCCGGCAGGACGCGGAGCGCGGTCTCGTAGAAGGGCCGCGCGAGCTGCGCGAGCTTGTCGGTCGGCACCGGGAAGTGCCGCTCGTAGTGGTCGGCCGCGAACCGCGCCAGCGCCAGCCCCGACGCTGGAATCGGCGCGCCCTCGAACACCAGCGCCGACACGGCCTCGACGCCGACCGCGTCGACCATGATCTGCACGGCGTCCTGGTAGGTCGACTGCCGGGCGCCGATCTCGCGGAGCCACGTCGCGAACTCCCGCAGCCACAGCACGCGGCCGAGGCGCCGGTCCGGGAACATCTGCCGGTCGCGCACCAGGAGCGCGAGGTTCCGGTGCAGCGCCTTGCGCCGGCGCACCGGCTCGGTCAGGTAGCCGTAGTGCGCGATCTGGACGTCGAGCGGGGCCAGCGTCGGCCAGATGTCCGTGTTGCTGTCCCCCATCTGGGGCTGCTCGTGGACCGCGCCGTGGAACGCGATGTCGGGCCGCCGGCGGAACAGTCGGACCGGCTCGTCGGCGAACGTGGGCGCGTCGATCTGGAGGTGGTTCTGCTTCAAGACGTACCCGTGGAACGTATGCGCCTCGAGGTACTTCCGCAGCCCGGCCGCGCCGAGGAGCTGCTCGTCGGCGTCGATCCACAGGAACCACTCGCCGGTGCACGCCGCCAGGACGCGGTTGCGCGCCTCGGCGAAGCCGCCCGCGAGATCCGCCACCGGCGGCAGCTCGATCACCCGCGCGCCATACTCGGCCGCCGCGCTGACGTTGGCGTCCGGGCCCATGCGTCCGATGACCAGGTCGTCGGCAATCTTGACGACGGTCTCCAGGCACTTGGGCAGGTCGAGCCGCGCGCCCGGGCCGACGATGAGCCCGACCGACAACGTCGGCATCGGGCGCGTCGTGCGGAGGCGCTTGTCGTAGGGCCGCGTGCCGAGCGGCTGGCCCGACGGCGTGTACGTCACCAGCCAGTGGGCCACGGGGTTGCCGCGGGGCGTGGCCTGCGCGATCTGCAGCACGTCGATGGTCGCGTCGGTCTGCGTCCCGAAGATCGCCGTGAGGTCGTCGTACGCGAAGTGGTGCACGTGCCCGCGCTTGATGGGCACGCCGGGCGGCATCATCTCCGTGAACGGCCCCGACGGCATCGTGGCAATCACCCGGCCGCCCGGACGGACCCCGGCATGCACGGCGGCGAGGACGGCCTGGACGTTCGCGATGTGCTCGAGGAACTCGCCCACGAACACGCCGTCGAAGCCCTCGGCGTCCTGGGCCACCAGCGCCGCGAACCGCTCGTCGACGGTGTGGTGCTCGAAGTCGTAGATGACGCCCTGCTGGAACGTCACCCGGTCGGCCAGCCCGAGCCGGATCGCCGCCTCGGTGCCCCGGGCGATGTTGTCGGCCGCGTAGTCGACCCCGACCACACGGACGTCGGGAAACTGCAGCGCCAGGCCGAGCGCGAAGGCGCCGTTGCCGCAGGCGACATCGAGGACGCGCGTGCAGCCCTCAAAGCGCGCCATCGCTTCGCGCAGGCGCCCGTCCATCTCGATCTCGCGCAGGACGTCGTGATTGGCCCGGTCGCCGTAGTCCTCGGCGGTCTGGTCCTTCCCGTCGATGACGCGGTGACAGAACGCCACCGCCGCGTCGTCGTGCAGCTCGCGGGCGCAGAGCAGCGCCGCGGTGTGGTCGTCGTACTGGAGGAGCTGGCGCAGGACGCCGGGCTTGTGCGCCTCGTACCGGGCCGCGAAGAAGCCCATGACGTCCGCGATCCAGTCCTGCGCGATGGCGGCGTAGCTGTAGGACTGGACGTGCATGCGGCCTGCCCCCACGAAGCCGGGGCGCGTGCCGTTCAGGATCGCGGCGACGGTCGCCACGCTGGTGGCTTGATACTCCGGCGAGTAGGCGTCACCGGCGAGCAGGACACCGTTGGGCACGGTTTCCGGCAGGGCGCCCTTGGCCGAGCCGACAAACGCCGTCCCGCAGGCCTGCGCTTCCACGGCGGCCACGCAGGACGTCTCCGCGAAGTCGGCCACACCCGGGTACCACATCACCTCCGAGGAGGCGATGAGCCGGTAGAGGTCGGCCTTGCCCAGCCCGCCGTCGTACGTGACGATGCCGCCGACCTCGGCCTGCACCTTCGCCGTCAGCCGGTCGTAGTGCTGGCACATCTGCGCGACGGCACTGCCCTCGCCGTCGTACATGCTGCTGTAGCGGGTCAGGTGCAGCTCGGCATGCGGCACCGCGGCCTTGAGTGCCGGCCACATCTGCAGGAGCGGCCCGAGGCCGCGCTCCGGCCGCGTGATGTAGCAGATCCGCCCGGGGACCTTCGGCACGTCGGGCACGTGCGCCGGGTCGAACCCGTTGCGCGTGACGTACGCCAGCCCCTTCAGGTCGGGACACTGCCCTTCCCACTGCTGCCGGTGGTAGTCCGAGACGTACACGTACCGGTCGACCTGCCACGAGGTCGCCATGAGGGCCTGCGCGCCCTGGGCGTTGACCAGCAGATCCTGATTCCAGAGCATCCGGTACCGCGCGCGGATCGGGTGCTGGAAGATGTGCCCCATGCGCAGGGCCACGAACACGTCGGGCTCGACGACATCGCACCAGGCGTACACGTGCGCGTCGTGCTCCCCGGCATCGTGCCAGGTCACGCCCCACGCATCGCGCCCCGTCGCGTCTGGCGCGAGCCGCTGCGCGAGGATGTGCACGACCTGCCCGGCCTGCGCCAGCGCGCGGGCCAGCCCGAAGCAGGCCGACTCCGACCCACCAAGGCCGCCGCGCCCGTCACGGATGTCCTGCGTGATGGGCACCGAGTGGACGTAGAAGGCCCACGTGTACGGCGTCATGCCGTCACCGCCTTGCCGCGCCCCTTGGCCTCGGCCGCGGCGGCCCGTGCGGCTTCGCCCGCGGCCACCAGCGGCGCGATCTCGTCGCGGAGCTGCTGCTGCCAGCGCCGCAGCACGTCGGTGCGTGGCGCGTCCTTGCACGCGATGATTTCGGCGAGCAGTGGATGCATGAACGTCGTCCCTCCCCAGAGACGGTCCCAGCCCGCCACCGGGGCGAGCTGGGACAGGGTGTGGCCGTGGTGGCCGGTGCGGCTTAGATGCCGCGGATGCGGCCGAGCGCCGACTCGTGGTGCACTTCGAGCGTGAACTCGCCGACCACCAGGTCGCGCTGGTTGTCGCCGGTCTGCGCGATCGGGATGCGGGTCCACGGGCGGAAGGTGCCCGGACGGACACGCTCCTGGCTGACGATCAGGCCCTCGTTGGCGCCGAGCGCGCGCGAGAGGATGACCTCGGCCGAGCCGAAGGGCCCGGTGTAGCGCCTGACGACCCGCTTGAAGTCCTCGGTCTGCTGGCTGTCCTCAACCTTGGTGTCGTTCAGGTTCGAGATCGAGCGGTACAGCGTGCGGCCCGCCACGATGGCCCAGTTCTCGGTCGGGCTCGCGCCGTTGGCGTACATGGCGTCGAACACGTCGCCGAGGTACAGGTGCGGGTTGGCCGCCAGCGAGGACGCCGTCACCGTCGAGTTGACCGAGGTGAGGTGGCCGCGCAGACCGCGCATCGTGCGGAACGTCGTCGACGTGCCGAGCGAGTTGGCCGCGTTCAGCACGCCGGCCACGATCTCGTTCTCCAGCATGTACAGCGACTGCACGATGCCCTTGGCCAGGGCGTCGTCGTAGCTGTTGCTGCCGTACGTCGTGAGCTGGAGCTGGCTGCCCGACGTGCCGAACGGGATGGCGTAGTAGCCGACCGTGTTGGCCCGGCGCACGCCCATGCGCGCGGTGTGGTCGCTGCGGTGATCCGCGCCTTCGAGCCCGGCGTGCGCGAGCACGCGGAGCTGGCCGCCGGCCGCGAGCGAGCCGATGCCGGAGCCGTCGTAGTTGCGGGTCACGGCGATCGAGTTCGGCCCGATGATCGAGGACACCTGGACGAACTCGGCCGAGGTCTCGTTCTGCAGGATCGTGCCGATGGTCAGCGCCTCACCCAGCCCGTTGACCTGGAACGCCGTCGCCGCCGTCGCCGAGTTGATCGCGGTCGACGTGGTGATGAAGTTCGGCAGCATGAAGTCCTCCACGTACTCGTGGAGGACATTGCGCGCCGCGAAGCGGTTCGGCCCGCCCAAGAACGCCAGCAGCGGCGTCTCCTTCGGGATGAGGGGGATCGCGATGTCGCTGACGTCTTCGGCCGCGAGGCGGTTGGCCGCCAGGTTGAGGGTGTACGTGTTCTGCAGAGGCACTGTCTCGTCTCCTTCGCAGGAACTCCGTTACGAGCCCTGCTGCGCCTGAATCTCGCGCCGTCGGCGCAAATGCTCGCCGGTCAACTTGCCGGCGCTCTTGATGTCGGCCTGCAGTTGCGCGAGGGGGTTGCCCACCACGCCGCTGCCGGTCTGCCGTGCCACGCCGCCGGTGGTGCCCATCGTCTGGCCGCCGGTCGGCTTCCGGTGATGCGGCTTGGCCTCCAGGTAGCTGGCGACCAACGCCGTGATGCCGCCGTCGAGCGGCTGTCCATCTGCGCCGAGGACGACCGGGTCCAGCTCGTCGTTGAGCGTTACCCGCTTGCCCAGCAGCTCCGTGAGTTCGTCGAGCGATTCCTCCCGCGCGCCGGCCGCGAGGGCCTCGGCCTTGATGTCGCTCGCGATGGCCCGCTTGAGGCGGTCCGTGCGCCGCTCCACTTCGGCCAGGAGCTTGTCGCGCTCCTTCGCCTCGCGCTCTTCGCGCAGCTTCATCGCCTGCTCGTACTGGTTCCGGGATTCCAGATCCCGGAGCTTGTACGTCTCGAGCTCCGACTCCAGCGTCTTGACCTGCTCGACCGCCACCGGGTCGGGGCTGGCCTTGGCTTTCGCCCGCTGGGTCGCTTCCCGAATCCGCGCATCGACCAGGCGCTGCAACGGTTCAGGCAAGGTCCCGATCGTGCCGTCCGCATTCAGCGGCACGGACAGAACCGGGGGCGTCGTCGTCTCGGAGGCGGTCCCCTGCGGGACCGGCGGCGTCTCACTCACGTGGTGCATCTCCTGGCGTTGCGCCGGCAGGACGGCTGTGACCTACGAAGGCGACCACTTGCGCCGGGTCGCCGAAGGCTAGGACGGGCGATCTGCCGTGCGGCGGATGCCCGTGTCGAGGCGCTTGGTCAGGGCGGCGATCTCCGGCTCGGTGAGGCCGAGAAACTCGCGCTTGGTGCGCGCCTTCCCGGCTCCCGTGACCTGGTGAAACACGGCCTTGTCCTGCGGGCTCACGCGGCGTGAGCGTTGCACCAAGGTCGGTCCCGCCCGTCGTGCCATGACCTGCGTCTCTCCATGACCAGCATGCGGAGCGGGGAGCCGTGGTGTATTACCGCGTCCAGCCGAGGGTGACGGACGTGTCGGTGACCTCGACGATCTGCAGCGTGTTGAGCAGGTCGCCCGACACGGTCAGGTTCACCGTGCCCGCCGCCCCCACCTCGGCGGCTTTCTCTTTCGCGTACGCCTGGGTGTACGGCGCGAACGGCTGGCCGTGCTGGTCCCGTCCTTGCCGGGTGCGCGACCGGATCTGCTCCAGCGCCAGCAGCCCGAGCTCACGCATCAGCGCCTTGTCGGTGAGCCGGATCGACGACGGCATGCGGACGGTGCTGGTCAGGGTGACGGGCATGCTCACGCGGTCCTTCGGCCGCGCAGGGTCCGCGTGCGCGCCTGCGGACGGACGCGCGCCAGCTCGGCCTCGACTTCCGGCAGACGCCCGTCCGTCCCGCGCAGGTCGGCCGACGCACTGAACCGCGAGATCGGCGCCCACAGGTGCCGGCAGTTGTACCCGCCGCCCGTCAGGAACGGGTTGGGGAGCTGCTCGTTGTCGAGCGCCTCAATCTCGGCCCGCGTGTACACCTTCCCGATGTGCCGCAGGCAGAACGGCCGGATGAGACTGTCCACCGGCCCGACGTAGGCGTAGAGCTGGTCGTCGGGCACCGGCAGGACATCGCCGCCGGTCGCCAGCGGCGCCGGCGCGGTCGGGTCGTTGATCGTCGCGTCGAGCGTCGGGACGATGGTCTGCACCGCGACCCGCTGGACGATCGACACGTTCGTGTCGTAGAGCGTGGCCGCCCGGGCCCGCTGGCCATCCAGCACCGACGTCAGGGACGCGATCAGCCGCTCGGGTGGCTCGGCGCCAAGGACACCCCGTGCGGTCGCGCGCCACAGCGCCGTGGCCAGTTCGTCGCCCCACAGCCGCAAGTCCTCGCGCCCGGTCTCCACCAGCGCCCGCAGGAGCCCCGTGAACGCCGTCGGCCGTCCCGTCGTGTCGAAGGCCAGCGCCTGGCGATACGCGGGGCTGCTGGCGGCGAGCCGCGCCAGGGCGCGGTCCACGCTGACGGTGACCGAGGTGTCGATGAGGTCGTCGTACCCGGCCTCGGTGAGCAGGCGCCGCAGGTTGGCCCGGGCCCGCCCGAGCGCCGCCGCCCGGACCGCCGATCCGGTGCGTCCGCTGGTGGCCTCGGTGATGACCTCGGGGAGGCGCCGCTCAAGACGCCGGAGGACGTCGGCCAGCTCGCGCGCGAAGGCGTCGGAGAGCTGGTCCGCATCCTCAGCCAGCATTTCCGCGAGGGCGACGAGATCGGCGGGCGTCAGTTCGCCCATGGCCTAGCGCTCGCTGTCGTCGGCGTCGTCGTCGGCGCGGTCGTCGCGGCGGGCCGGGACGGACGCGAAGCGTGCGGCCATCGCCTGCATGTTGGCCTGCCGCGCCTCGGCCGGCGTCGGTGCGGCTTCGAGTTCGGCGCGGATGGTGCTCTGCAGGTCGGGCGCCGCGTCCGGCAGGAACGTCGGGATCATCTTGGTCCCGAGCTCGGTACGGAACGTCGCCGACTCGCCGATCGGTAGCGCGAGCGCGGCCTGGGCCATCCCAAGCAGCTCAGACGCCTCGGGCGCGTCGAAGTGGGTGGCGTACTGGATCTGCAGGCCCGCCCGCTCCCACTCGGCTTCCCAGCGGTCGCCGTACGTGCCCCGGAACCACAGCCGCGCGATCGCCAACTCGGCGCGCGTCAGCTCGTCGGCGTACCCGGCCAGCACCGTCGCGTAATCGGTCCGCTTCAGGCGGCGCGACTCGGCCGACTCGGCATCGCGGCTGTCCTGGTCGTAGGGGATCGCACACAGCCGGAAGATCGTGCGGATCAACTCCTGCCGCGCCTGCTGGTACACCTCGACGGTGCTGGTGTCGGCGGTGATGTAGCCCGCCGGCTGGCCTGAGAACAACACCGCCGCGGTGGAGGTGGTCTGCCCGAGCAGCGACTGCGCCTGCTCGAGCGACATGGCGGGGCCGCCATCGGCCGACGTGCCGAGCGGGATGTTGAGGATAGAGAACGTCTGCTTGCGCAGCAGCTCGCGCTCCTCGCTCGTGAGGTTGTACAGGTCGATGTACAACATCGGGTCGCTGAGCGCCGACTGGCCAAGGACCGGCAGCGTGGCCCGCCGATGCGCGTACAGCACCACCACCGGCAGCACGCCGAACCCGTGATCGACCGTGGTCCGCTCCGACACGCCGGCCTGGTACGTGGTCGCGCCGTCGGCGGTGATCTCGGTGACGCGGAACTGCACATCGGTGCCGAGCATCGGCCGCTGGAGCGACTCGCGCAGGACCGGCTCGACGACCTTGACCGCCGTGAGGTGCCCCGTGGAGCTCTGCAGCCAGTCGGGCACGTCCAGCGGCGTGAAGCCGCGCAGCACCAGCGCGGCCCGGTCGGCCGCCGTCTGCCCGTCATCGCCGGCCCGGTCCATCACGAGCACGTCGTGCCCATAGATGAGCGCCGCCATGAACTCGACCCGCATCCAGTCGGCCAGGCTAGTGCCCGCGCCGTCGACGTTGGTCGTCCAGTCGAGGAAGGGATGCGCCTCGATGACCGCGCCCGCCGGCGAGATGCAGCGGCGGATCGGCGGCTCACGGAAGAGCCCGGACAGCTTGGCGTCCAGGATGAGCCGCGCCACGTTCTCGTAGCGGGCCAGCGTGCGCCGCTCGAGCAGCTTCTTGGTGGGCTGGGTCGGCGTGGCGGCCTCGTGATCCTTCCACTCGCGGGGATGCGGGATGAGGTAATCGCCGGTGAGGAAGCCGCCCGCGCCTTCGGCCACATGGGCGAGCTGGACCCACACGTGCCGCCACGTGTCGTACAGCGGATGCGTGGGCCCGATGGCATCACGCAGCGTGGAGGGCGTCGTCGTGGTCGCCATAGGGCAGGACTAGATCATCTCCGACGAAAGGGCCCGACCGGGACCACCATCCGAAGAAAGGGCCCGATCGGGTCCACCACCGGGGGAGGGGCTCGGCGGCACTCCCAGCATGCGAGGCGGTACGACCGAGCGTGTTACCGCACTCACGCCGCGCCCCGCGCTGCACGGACCGCCACCAGCGAGGCCGCGCTCAGCGAGTTGGCGTGCAAGTCCCCGATGCCGTACCACTCGTAGAGGGCCTCGCGGATGACGTCGCTCATCGTCTCGTCGGACTGGGCCGCGACATCGCGGAGGTGCGCAAACTCGCAGGCCGTCAGGCGCATCGTGACGATGACGCCCGTGGTGCGCAGCGACTCACGCGGGCGCCAGGACTCCAAGGAGGCGCACGCCTCGCAGGCCCACAGGGCCCGCTGGAGGGTGACCGGCGCCGCGCCGTCGAGGGCGGCGTACACGGAGCCGCACTGTGGGCAACGCAGCAGCGGCAGATGCGGATCAGGGCTCGGCGTGGACATCGGCGGCATCCTCACAGGTAGCTCTCCGACCAGATCGCCGACGCGACCGGTGCACGGTTGCGCCGGAGCGGCTCAATCGCATAGCGCAGCGCGTCGATCACGTGGTTCTTGGTGTCCTGCAGCACCGGCAGCACGTGCCCAGTGAGCGGGTCCGTCTTGTAGCGGTACAGCGTGAGCTCGTCGATCGTGTGCTGGCAGCGCGGATGCACGACGATGTCGTACGCCTGCAGGAACGTGATGCCCTCCTGCACACTGCCCGTCCCCTTGGCCGCGGCGGTCACGTTGCGGTAGCCGTGCCGCCGCATGTAGCTGATGGTTTCGGGCCGCGCGCTGTCGGCCACCAGCGGCCAGCGCCTGGCCCACCCCGGCGACTCCGGGACCAGCGTGTCGAATAGCGCCGGCGTGTGGTCGATCTCGCAGCCCACCCGGTACACCTCGCGGTCGACGTACAGCGTCCGACCGTCGAGGCGGCAGCGGACCAGGACCGTCGGGTCGGAGGCAAAGCCCCAGTCCGCGCCGAGGTACCAGGTCGCATCGGCAGGGCTGTCGAACGCCTCGATCTTCCAGTTGCGGAAGACGCGGGCCTCACTGTGCCGCTCGTACTCGCCGAGCCAGATGTGCGCGTACTTCTCGGGATCGCGGGCGCGGTCCAACTCCATCTCGGCGCGCAGGACATCCGGGAGCCACGGGTTGTCGTCAAAGTTGGCTGTGACCACCACGGAATCCGGTGGCGGGTCAGCAAAGAACGCATCCACCGGGTCAGAGGGGCGGCGTGGATTCCACGAGAACCACAACTCGGACCCGTCCTTGCGGATGGTCGGGCGCAACAGGTCGAGCGACCGCTGGGAGAGGGATTGCGCTTCCTCGACCCACGCGACGTCGATGCCTTCAAGCGACTTGATCGACTCGGCGGTGTGATTCTGCATCCCCTGAAACAGGATCACGCCCCCGCCTGGCGTGTCGATGCTTGACGCGCGTGGGATGAAACCCGGCACGCCGAAGGCGGCGATCTTGTCGTCGATCAGCCGCTTGGCCGACTCCTGCAGTGACTTCTGAATTTCGCGCACGCACACGACACGGCACCCCGGCTGCAGGAGGCATCGCTCCACCACCGCCTCGGCGAAGTGGTGCGACTTCCCTGAGCCGCGCCCACCCTTGGCGCCCTTGTACCGTGCGCGGTCCAAGAGCGGCGCGAACACGGGCGGCGTGTCAATCCTGAGGATCTTTGCCATGCAGGATGCGGCGCTCGATGACGGCGATTGGGCCACCGCCAGGTGCGGACATCGTGTGGTTCGTTGGCGCGTCAATGCCGAGCAGCTTGGCGCGCCGCTCCTGCACGCGGACGAGGGCGATCACGGCGCGGACGTCGCCCCGGCGCGCGGCTGGCGTCAGGCCAAGCGTGTAATCGTCGAGGCGGCGCAGTTCCAACTCGCGGATGTCCTCGGCCGCCTTGCCGGTCAGCGTCTTGAGTGCGGCCAGTTCGTCCTGTACGTCGGTGTAGGCGGTGCGGACGTTGACCTTGAGTTCTTCGGCGATGCGCCGGTACGTCAGGCCGGCCTTGCGAAGGTCGAGCGCCTTGACGCGGCGGGCCACGATGGTCTCGGACTCGCCGGGATGCGGCGGGCGGTTCTTCTTCTTTGTGGTCATGGAGTGGCCTCCTCGTCGATGGGTATCTCCCCGAACTCGACAGGCCCGACCGCCTGTGTCGCCTTCTTCGCGTCGCCCTTCACGAAGACGAGCACGTTCTGGTGCGTCTTGCCGACCTTCCGGCTGGACGTGAACTGCCCAGAGACGCGAATCGGCAGGCTCCCCGCGGCCGTCACGAGGATTGCTTCGTTGTAATAGCTCAGGCCAGCCGAGCGAAACGCCGCGATGGTGTCAGGGACGAAGCCGTAGTAACCGCCATGCTTGCTGCGGACCTCGCCGACAACAACACAGGCGAAGCGGTTAGGCTTCAGGAGCGCACAGGCGCCCGCGATGATGGCCGTGTACGCCTCGACGAAGGCCGCGTAGGGCATCGTCGAAAGGTCGCGCGGGTCGTCGCTGTACCGTTCAAGGTCGGCGTACGGCGGGCATGTGAAGACGAGATCGGCGGCGAGCCCGGCGCAGAGCGTGTCGAGGTACCGGCTGTCGCCCTCTTGCCAGACCGGCATGGGGTCGGCGCAGATCGTGTCGGCCTGTGCGCGATTGGCCGCGATTTGCTCGGCGCGGAGTTCGACGCCGACGTAGGCGCGCCCAAGCTTGCTGGCGACGATACCGCGCACGCTGCCGCCCGCGAAGGGGTCGAGCACGACGCCGCCAGGCGGGCAGAACCAGCGATACGCCAGTTCGCAGAGGACCGGATCGAAGATTGATGTGTCGGTTTCACTCACGAGTCCTGTCTTGCGCTCGCCACCTTCATATCCAGCCACCATTTTCGATCCGCCAACCGCAGCATCCCGCCCAAGTTCGCTTGCTATCCCGAGCGAAAGCCAGCCGCGCTTGCGATCCTGCCACCAGCCCTCACGGGCGTTCAGGACGGAGAACGGCGGCACGCCGAACTTCGCCGCGAGACTGCCCGCCCCGCCCTCACCGTCGCCGTCGGGCGCTTCCTGCTGCAGCGCCTGCAGCGCCGCGATCTCGTCATCCGTCCACATGCCAACCAGCGCGCCTTCGTCGGCCAGCGCCAGCAGCACCTCCGTGTCCCACTGCGCGTGCTCAGCGGCGCGGTTGTCGAACAGCGCGAGCCGCGTCTTCTGCGCGGGCGTCAGGCCGGTTCGCCGCACGGCCACGACCGTATCGCCGTCCACGTCGACCACCTGTAGCTTCGTGATGCCCGCCTCGGCTGCCGCGTCGATGGTCGCGTTGCCGGCCAGGATGATGCCGTCCTCGTCGATGACAATCGACCGGGCCGCTCCGACCTCCTGTAGGGCCGACACGATATCCCCGACGTTGCGCGGGGTGTGCTTGCGGGCATTGCGCGGATCGTGTGTCAAATCCTTGATATGCCCGAATTGTTGCGTCTTCTTGGCGTTGCTCATGCGACCTCCCGCGCCGCCTGTGTGAGCGGCGTGATGCTGATGCGGATGCCCGGCTCGTCGCCCCAGAACTTCCGCACCGTGACCTCGACGACGTTGGCGTCATCCCCGATGAACCGCAGCGCCACCAGCCGGTCTTCGAGCGTCTTCAGGACGTTCGAGCAATCCGGCTTGCTGGTGTGCGGGACACGGCCGAGGGCGCGCACCTTGCGCGGTTCGGACGCCCGCCACGGCCAGGTGAACTCCAGGTCGAGCCGCACCGGCCCGAACACCGGCACGAGCGGCTGGTGGGGCAGGAGCAGCGCGTCCAGCGTGGCCTTGGCCTGCACGAGTTCGGGCTTGTCGGCCAGCCGGGAGAACTGCCCTATGCGGACGATGCGCTTGTGGTGATGCGAGGTGCGCGGCGGCACGCAGGCGATGAAGAACGTCACCGGCTCACTCGCCACGGTTGGCCTCCTCGTATCGCAGCCGGGTCAGGCCCAGCGGCCCATCGGCTGGAATGCGCCGGTACAGGTCAACCCAGGTCGGCGGCGTGTGCGTGTACGTCGTCGTGGCGGTCCACCACTGGAGGTCGGTCACGTAGTTACCCACGGTCGGCCTCCTGCGGTGGGGCGGGGAGGGGCATCCAGTGGGTGGGGAGCCCATCACCGAACGCCATCAAATGGTCGTCGCAGCCCGCGTCCCACTTAGCCACCTGCATGGAGCCGTCAGAGAACACCACCAAGGTGTCCTGTCCCTTTGGCATCTCAGTCTCAATCGGTCGCCACTCACCCACGGTCGGCCTCCTTCGCCGCAAGGGCGGCGTCGATGTGGTCAAGCTCGTCACCGTCAACGCGGGGCCGCAGCCACTCCAGCGCCTCCCGCAGCCGCGCCACCTCCGCACGGGCGGCGGTGAGATCGCCGTGGTCGGCCGGGAAGACGTCCGCGAGGCTCACCAGCCACCCCCGTCCACACCGTCCCGCTCGAAGTAGCTGGTGGCGTCACTGCGCTGCATCCACCCGGTCTCGATGGTGTAGCGGCGCTGCCCCTGCCGGCGCTCCTCGGCCAGCCGGGCCGCCCGGGCCGCCTCGAGCTTCGCCTCGATGACGGCGGGACTCTCGCCGGCCCAGCCTTGCCGGTCCGCGCGCACCTGGGCGGAATGATTCCAGCCACACCGGCGGCTGCAGCAGACTTGCTCGCGCCGCTTGCCCTTCGGGATGAAGAACTCGCCACCACAGGCGACACAGCGGCGCCGTTCGCGCAGGGCCTTGCTGCGGCACCGCTGGGTCGCGGCCCGCCTCGCCGCCTGGGTGCAGTCCGCGCACCGGGTCCGACGCACCAGCCGGGGGATGGCGCACCCGCAATCGACACACCGGGGCTCGGGGATGTCGCGCTGCATGGGGTGGGCGGCCTGTACGGGGCTCTCAGAGCTCATGACGCCACCTCGGTCAGGCTGGGGCACCGGAACGTGGCGTAGTCCTCGCGGCGGGCCACCTCGTGCGGCTGTCCGCAGTGCTTGCACCGCCAGGCGAACGGGCCCGAGGACGCCGGCCGGTGCTTGTGCTTCACCAGCTCCTCGACGCGGGCCTCCCAGAACGGCCACGGCTTGCCGGTTGGCTTGCCGCGCCAGGTCTGTTCGGTCTGGTGGTAGAACGCCCGCAGGACGGTGTCGGCGTTGGCCACCCGGACGTTCTGGAGCTGCGCCAGGAACTGCTGGTGCATGCGCTCGGTGACGTCGATGCCGATGGCCGACTCGTGCACCACGTCGAGCCGGCGGCGCATCACGACGGGTGCGATCGGGGAAGCAACAGGGAGTGCGTGCTCTCTCCCTTCCCTTCCCTTCCCTTCCCTTCCCTTCCTGTGATCCCCGTCGCTTCCGTGGTCAGGCGTGGGTGCTTCCGTGGTGCTTCCGTGGTGCTTCCCGTCGTCGTCGGTTGTGCTACGCGGCGTAGGCGGATCGGGCAGGTCACTGGGTGGCGGGGGGATGCGTGTATCTGCGTTGGCTTCGCGTCCATTTATCCGCTGATGGGTCGCAAAGCCGGGGATGGCAATAAATCGCCCCTCCGATCCCACTCCGACCTGATACCGGACGATAAAACCGGCCTCGGAGAGGCGATCGAGCATGCGCGCAACGTCCGCGGAGTCGTACGGCAGCACCTCGGCCTTGATGCGTTTCGGGCGGTCCTGGAGGCGCCCGTGGCGGTCGGCAAGCGTCCACAACCCGATGAACAACAGCCGATGCAGCGGGGGCAGCTCGGCCAGCTCCTCGTGCAGAAAGAACTCCGGCTTGATGGTCCTGATGCGTGCCATCACATCACCGCCTCGGCGAAGGTCTGGGCCTCGCCGGAAAAGTAGAGGTCGATCTTCCCGAGGCGCCCGCTCCGCGCCTTGGCGATGGTCAGTTCGGTCTTGCCCTGGTGGTAGGGCGTGTCGTCGTGCTCGTCGCGGTGCAGCAGGAGGACGGTGTCGGCGTCGTGCTCGAGCTCCCCGGACTCCCGCAGGGACGCGAGGGTGGGCGCGCCACCGTTGGCGGGACGCGACAGGGACGACAGCGCCAGGACGGGGACGTCGTAGGTGTGGGCGAGGCGCTGCAGGCCCTTGCTCAAGTCCTCGACCTGATGCCGGCGCTCCCGGATGCCGGCGGTCGCCTTGAGGAGCTGCAGGTAGTCGACGACGATGAGGCCGAGACTGGTGGCCTGCGCGACGATGGCGCTGATCTGTTCGAGGGTGTAGGCGTCGTCCGCGAACCAGATGGGCAACTTGCTGAGGGCCTGCACCGCGCCCTCGAAGGTGCGCCACTGGTCGGTCGAGAACGTGCCCCGCTTGATGACGCCGGCGCCCACCCGGCTCTCCTGCGCGAGGAGGCGCTGGGCCGACATCCGGTTCTTCATCTCGGCATTGATGACCAGGACCGAGCTGCCGCGCTCGGCGGCATGCTTGGCGACCTGCAACGCGAGCGCCGACTTCCCGACGCCGGGCCGAGCGCCGACGTAGATCAGTTCGCCCGGCGAGAACCCGCCTTCGAGGTACAGGTTCAGCGTCGGGAGCGGGGTCTCGAGGAACGGCGTGGGGCCGTCGGCATAGCTGGCCTTGACGGCCTGCACCAGGGCGCCGATGTGGACGGCGTGTCCGGGCACCTCGGTCGACCCGCTGGCCCGTTCCCGGCGGGCGACCGACTGCACGGCGCGGGTGACTTCGCGGTCGGGCAGGGACGGGACGCACCGGGCCGCGAAGCCGAGGAGCATGGTCTCGACGACATCTTCGGGGAGGCCCTTGCCGAGCAGGTACCCGGCCAGGCGGGCGCATGTGACGTTGCGCTGGCCGGCAGGGGCGCCGTTGCGGAGCGCCGAGGACACCCAGCCCTCGGCCGCGGGGTCGCGCGCGATGAGGCCCCCGGAGACGCTGGCGCGGGCCTGCGCCCGCAGGGCGTCGATCAGGAGCGGCGGGGCCAGCGGGAGCGGCGTGTCGTGGAACGGAGGGAGCGGCGTCTCCCACTGGTACACGTGGCCGCTGGGATGCACCGACGGCGGGGCGATGACGATGCCCTGCCCCCGGATGTCGACCTGGGCCTTCGGCACCTCGGAGGAGAACAGGGCGATCCGATCGGGCACCGGGACGGTGCTGCGCAGGTACACATGCCAGCCGTGGCGCGTACGGACACGCGGGGCGGCATGCGGCAAATGGATGCCGCGCTCGGTCAGGAGACGCTCGGCCGCTTCCCCGCCGTCGAGGTCGACGACGAGCAGTTCGGACTGGGCGCCGACCACCAAGGCAATCCCGTCCTCGGGCGTTTCGGTCCACCACGCGCGGACCTGCTCGAGGGACGGCGGGGCCTCCTGGTACGGCGTCCACGGGACGCGAGGAAACTTCGTGCCCTTGGCGGCGGGCAGGGGCCGGAGCCCCCGCGCCAAATACGCCTCAGCCCACTGCAGGGGCGTGAGGCTCATGCCGCCTCCCCGTCGATCCCGCGCTCCTGGTCGAGGACACGGAGGCGGGCCTGCATGTCGGCCAGGAAGGCATCGACGGCTTCGGGCCGGTAGACCACCGACAGCAGGAGATGCAGCCCGCCGATGGCGAGATCCAACTCGAGCGACCCGAGGACCGGGACCAGCGTGGCGTCGGCCCGCAAGAGGCTGATGGCGTTGGGCGCCGCATCGCGATACAGCGACACGGTGAGGCGGCGACTGTGCCAGTCGTACCCCTGACGGAGCGACATCACGCGGCCTCCGCACGCCGGTAGTGCCGGCCATCCCTGACCGCCTCCCCCGCCGCACAGAACCGCTGCAGGGCGCCCCACACGCGCTGCACCATCTGCTCGAGGTCGGCCTTCGGCGCGTTGGGCGACACCAGGCGGCGCGCGATCTCGGTCACGGTCACGCCGGTGGCCGGCGCGAGGGCCAGCGCGTCCCGCACCTCGCCGTCCCACTGCCCCGTCCGGGAGGCCGACGGCGCGGCTGCCGGCTTGACCTTCGCGCGCGGGCGGGCCGCCGCCACGGGCGTGGCGACCCGTGACGGCGTGGGCACCTCTGGCGCAGGCCGGCGCCCGGACGGGCGGACTGAGGCAAGGGCAACGTGCCCGGCCGGCGCATAGAGGAGGCGCAGCACGCGCTCGGCCTCGTCGAGCCGTGCGCGCTGGGCAGCGATGTCGGTGAGCGTCTGCTCGATGTGGGGCGGGAGGCTCACAGCTCCCGCCCTTCGCGCGCCTTGAGCATCAGGTCGGCCAGGACGTACGCCTCCTGACAGACGTACTGCCGGCCGCGCGTGGTGATGTCGGCCCCCCGCGCGAGCATGGCCTGCAGGGCCAGCCCGGCGAAGTGGTCCCGGAGGGTCATGCCGCGCTGGTTGGCGGCGACGTCGATGCTGGCCGGATACGCAAACTCCGGCCAGGCGGGCGGCACCGGCGTCTGACGGCCGGAGGGATCAGCGGTGCGGTTGAGGAGTTCCTGGTAGTCCATCACCGCACCTCCCCGAAGGGGCGGAACACGTCGCGGAACAACTGCGCGTCTGGGCCGATGTACGCGATGTAGTTCGCGTGCGTCGGCGACTTGGACGGCTTGCCGGTCGCGTCGATGAAGGCGATCCGGCGACGCGGGACGCAGATCGCGTCGGCCATCTCCAGCGGGCCGAACGTGTCGGCCGTCTGGAGCGTCTGCAACTGCTGAAGCGAGTAGCCGATCCAGATGGCCTCGCGCACGCCACGGCCCGGGCTGGTTTCGGCCAGCAGCGTGCGCCAGAACTCGCGCACCAGCCCACCCGGCGGGTTCAGGAACACGCGCCCGGACCACGACTGCGCCAGCCCGTCATCGTCCTTGTTGAAGAACCGGGCCGCCTTGACGGTCAGGTTGGCCAGCGCGCACGACGCCGGGTCGAGGTCGATCCCACCCATCACGCGACGGGCGGCCTCGACGTACTCGACGGGCGTGTACCACTCCGGTGTGGCCTTGCTGTGGAGGGCATTCATCACGCCACCGCCTGACCGGCCGCATAGAACGGGCTGGTGATCTCGCCGAGCACGCAGGCCAGCGCATGGCACCGCTGCAGGTCGGCCAGGTTGTGCGCGATGACGGCGTCGAGATCCCCGCGCGCGATCAACTCCGGCACCTCGGCCCCGGTCGCCCCGTCCGCGACATGGATGCCGTGCAGCCGGCAGTAGACGTCGAGCTTCTTCCACTGCATCCGGTCGATCTCGTACCCGAACGTCAGCACCCGCAGCAGGTCGACGATCTGGTTGCTGCGGTACTTGTCAATCGGCACGCGCGGGAATGGCACGTTGAGCAGACGCGCCCGGCGCATGGCCAGCGGGAGGTCGTACGTCCGGTTGTTGAAGCCGACGATGACGCCCCCGCGGTTGAGGACGATGTCCTCGTACGCCGTGGCCAGCGCCGTGAGCTGCTCGCGCTCACTCTCGGCGGTCAGGCCGGCCAGGATGTACGGCGCCTCGTGGTCGCTCGTCCAGATCCCCGAGCACACGACGCGGGCATAGTCGATGTCCACGGCGGCCATCTCGATCCGCTTCGCCTTGGCGGCGGCGATCTTCTCCGGGTCGACCAGGCGCCGGTCGACCTTCATGTCGTCGGCGAACTGGTCGATATCCTCGCGGGCCGTCGTCTCGAAGTCGTGGATCAGCCACGGACGAAACTTACTGTCGACGTATCCCATGGTGGCCTCCTAGAACGGGATCGGGTCGTCGTCGACCGGGCTGCTGTGCGAGGGGCCGTTGGACGCCGGCTGGCGGTCCTTGTGGCGCGTGAATGCCTCGACCTCGAGGCGCTGCCCACGCGCGGTGATGACCGCCCCGACGTTGCAGAACGTCTTGCCGTCGTCGGTCGTCTTGTGCACGGTCTGGAGCTGGCACGGCACGCCGAGCAGCTTCTCGAGGTCGAACCCGCGCAACTCCTCGGCGTTGAACTTCCGCCCGCGCCACATCTCCAGGTCCTTGCGGAGCGCGGCCTTCTCGTGCAGCGAGTTGGTGTACCGCTTGCGCACGGTGAACCGTGCGCCGGTCTCGGTGTTGCGCTCGTCGAGCTGCCACCAAATCTCGACCTTGTGCTTGATGCCGAAGCCGTCATCGACCATGCCGAGGTCGACGACATCGCAGCAGGCCGCCAGGAACAGCCCCTCGGGCGCCGGCGTGAACTTGCTCTCGGGTTCTCTCGCGGTGATGGGCATCACATCACCTCCACGGGCGCGAGGGTGATGGCGCGGGCCTGCAGGCGGGCGACGACTTCCCCGACCGTGACCTGCGGCGGCAGGCTGGTGAGCAGGCGCAGCGCGGCGACCGCCGGCACGTCGTACTTCAGCCGGGCGTCGATGCTGACGCCGTAGGTGAAGGCGAGGCCCATCAGGCCCGCCGCGAGGCCCTGATCGATCAGGGCGGTGGTCAGATCGGTCATCATCTGTGTCTCGATCTCGGTCGTCGTGATACGCTGGATGGTGTTGTCGTTGGTCTGCATGACTCAGCTCCTCCGCTGAGAAAGAGCCGGGATCGGGTTGCCGCCCACCCGGCTCGTGTTGTCTAGAACCACAGGTCTTCCGGCCACACCGGAATCACCAGTGGAGCCCGCGCCACCGCCCGCACACACGCCACACACAGGCGGGTCTCGTCGGCGGCGTCTTCCTGCGCGAGCGGGAACTCCCGCCCGCACTGCTCACACGGCACCCGCACCGGGGCCGCATCGATCTCGCGCGTGTCCTGTTCGAGGCGCCAGGCGCTCGGGGTCAACGTGTCGCCCCTCATCGCGCCAACTCCCGCAGCACCGGGGAGACGCGGACACGCTGACAATCCGGGCAGCGCCACGACGGCCCCTTGGGACCGCTGTGCCAGAGGGGTTCGCCGTGCCCGCCCAGCCAGCACCAGAAGGTCAGGAAGCGCCCGCTCACGCCGACACCCGCTGCGCGTCGAGCATCCGCTGGACACGGGCCACCATCGCCTCGTGGGCGGCTTCGGCGTCGACCAGGCTGCGCGTGACGACCTCGTCGTCCCAGCCGAACGCCTCACGGAGGTCGGCGGGGATCTTGGCCAGCGTGAAGTAGCGATCCGACAGCAGGTCGGCGCTCGTCCAGACATGCACGTCGTCACGCCGGAGCGTGGTGCGGAGCTGCAGGTCGTCGCGCGATCCGATGCGGTCGAGCGCGGCCTGCGCGAAGGGGGACAGGGTGCTCATGACTCTCCTCCGAGTCTCAGAACAGGCGGTCGCCGGTTGCCGCCGGGACGCCTGGGTCGACCAGCACCACGCGCGTCGGATTGACGGCGGACAGGCTGGCCAGGTAGCCGGGGGAACCCGGCTGGGGGGACGGGCGCAAGATGAAGCGCCACGCGCCGTCGTGTTCATCGACCGACTCGATGACGTGTCCTTGCTGCCGCAGTTCGTGAATGCGCCCGCCGTAGCGAAAGCTGATGGCGTTCAGCTCGGCATTGGTGCAGCCCGTCGGCCCCGCGGCCTGCAAGGCCGCGAGGATCTGCGCCTTGCTGGAGGCCAGGCGGCGGGCTTCGTTCGGGTTGCCGGCAAAGGTGATGCTCATGACACCCTCCGATGTGCGATGACCGGCGCACTGCTCCGCCCGGTGCGCAGCCAGTACGCGACGTCTTCGCGCCGGTAGCGCGGCTGCGTGATGCCGGGGATCGTCGCGGGCAGGTTCGGCGCCACGCCCGCCTTCTTGGCGTCACGGCGCTGCACTTCCGCCCAGCGCGGCGAGACCTGCAGCAGCGCGCACAGATCGCGGTCGGTCAGGACATCCGGCAGGTCAGCGAGACGGACCGGCTGATAGCTCATACGGGCCTCCCCACAGCGCGCTCGGCGTACGCCAGATGCGCGAGGGCACGGGCGGCGAGTTCATGGGCGATGGGCCGGAGCTGCTCGACTTCGCGCGCCGTCCAGCGCCCGTCCTTCGCACACTCAACCTGGCACTGCAGGAGCGCGGCGAAGGCGCCGGCCAGCTCCGCGAGCTGCAGCACATCGGCCGGCGCAATGCCCGCGCTCGGCAGCGCGACCACCGTGCGGTTCTGCAGGCTGGCCCAGTAGCGGACCAGGCTGTCGTCCTCGGGCGCGGCGGCGAGGATGGCCGGGATGCGCGCCGAGGGCATGTGCGCGTCGACCGTCTCGTCGCGCCACGCGCAGAGCGTCTGCGGCGCCACGCCGACGATGTCGGCGATCGCCTTGAGGGGACGACGGGCGCCGTCGAGCGTGGCGCACAACGCCCGCTTCTGCTCGACCGCGCGTACGCTGACCGGGTCCATGTCGATGTCCATTCGCCGGAACCTTCGCTCTGCCCGCGCAGCTAGGCGCTGGCCCGCTCAGGGGCCACACTGGCGTCGGTGAACAGGGCGTCGGGCTCGACCTCGAGCGCGGCGGCCAAGGCCCGGACCGTGCGCCAGGTGGGGTTCTTGACCCGGCCGGTCTCGATGGTGGAAATCACGTCCGCAGGGATGCCCGACTCAGCGGAGAGCCGCCGCTGAGTCCATCCACGCGACTCGCGCAAGTGCTGCAGTGCCATGGATGGAATCCTACGGAATCCTACGGACAAATGTCAACACAATTCCGCACCCAGTCCGTAGGATTCCGTAAGTTGTACACGGGGCGGCACTTAGCCGTTGATCGCGCTATGGGCGTGTGGAAGGATGCCGC